TAGATGACATTATCAGCTATTCTTATACCCGCTAGATGGGGATCTAAAAGATTTGAAGGCAAACCATTATGTGATTTAGATGGATTGCCTATGATCAGAAGAGTGCATGATATATGTGCGGCTTCTAAAATACCTACATTTGTTCTTACAGATGATGTTAGGGTTGCTAATGCAGTCAACGATAGGTGTACAGTTATTATAGATAAAAGAGAGTTTAATAATGGCACTGAGAGATGTGCTGGGGCAATTCAAACAGACTTCTTAAAGAAATTTGACACCTTTATTAACGTGCAAGGCGATATGCCTGATGTTACTGGAAAAATGATAAACGAAATATATGATATGAGTAGAGGTGTATACTATAGCGGGGGTGTATCTACACTCTATGCTAAAATGGAAAAGCACTTGCAATCAGAACCAAATTGTGTTAAGATGGTTCATAACGATACAAAAGCGCATTGGTTTGGCAGAGGTATAACCATGGGGTCTCATCACTTAGGTATCTATGGATACTCTAGAAATATGCTTGAGAAGTATGGAACTGTTCAAAATAAGTATGAAGAGCACGAAGGCTTAGAACAACTTAGATGGATAGCAATGGGCGAGGAGATCCGTATTAGAAAGGTGGAGTTCGATGGTATTGAAATCAACACACCAGAAGATGCTGAGTGCTGGAATATAAGGTAGAGGAAATATTATGACAGAAGGACCATTTAAGGCCGCATTTGAAGCAGACACAGATGGAGTTCTGCGTAGAGAGATCATCACTTATAGGAAGAAAGATGGTCGCATAGTAAAAGAAATCGCATTCAGAAGTTACTATAAAAATGGTGATTACCATGACACTTCAGAATCAGTGCCGTTAGCGGAGAGATAGTATGAAAGAATGGACAGTAGAATTTTGGAATAGTGTGATGGATCATCAGAAGAATCCGTTGAGTAATATTCCTGACTTTGCTACACGTCATATGATTATGCAAGTATTAGCATGGATGTGGTGTATAGTATTCGGTATTATTGTTAGTAGTATGTGGGCTGGTGTGATTAGTATGATTTTACATATAATCTTATTAACGGCTATTGCTGTAACAGTAGCAACATTTGAAACAGCAAAAAGAAGTCCACGATCTTTTAGCTATGGTTTACGTGGCAAAGGTGGGGAGCACGACTAATGGATATGAGTAATGTTGATAGACTATTAATACTGGTTGATGAGATTAATATAATCAAATCTAAATTAAAGCCACAGGCTACTGGACATTTACACACAGCAATAAGTGTATTGAACGAGCGTGTAAACGAAATAAGAAATCAGATTAAGGTTAATGAAGTACAGTGAAATATGTGATTGATATTGATGGCACCATTTGTAATGAAGTTAAGAACTCAGATGGCACTAAAGATTATGCGGCACATGAACCTATGATGGATCGTATCGCAAAAGTCAACGCATTGTATGATGCTGGTCATTGGATTAAATATATGACTGCACGTGGAGTAGTGAGTGGTATTGATTACTATAGGCTAACACATAATCAGTTAATCAAATGGGGTGCAAAGCATCACGAACTAAGTGTAGGTAAAAAAGAGCACTACGATATTTGGATTGATGATAAAGCTTTTTGGAGTGAAGACTTCTTTCGCAACACTGGTGAAACTTATGAGTAGGAAAGTAACATGATTGCTGGTAAAGTATGGGGATCTACAGAACTTGTAGAGGCCAATGGAGCATTAGAGTTCCATCGTATTGAAATGAATAGAGGTGGCATTTGTTCAAAACATCTGCACGAGTTTAAGTGGAATGGCTTCTACGTAGAGTCTGGACGTATGCTTATTCGTGTATGGCAAAATGATTATGACTTGGTTGATGAAACTATACTTGAACTTGGGATGTATACTAAGGTCAAGCCGGGGGTGTATCATCAGTTTGAATGCCTTGAAGATGGAGTTGCCTTTGAGTTATATTGGGCAGAGTTTAATCATAATGATATTATCAGAGAGACTGTAGGATCTAATGCTAATTAGTGACGATATAAAACTAGACTATTCGGATGTTCTCATTAGACCAAAGAGGTCTACTTTAAAATCTCGTAAAGAGGTTGATCTGTTAAGATCTATGAAGTTTAGAAATAGTGAACGCATATATCAAGGTGTTCCTATCATGGCGGCTAATATGGATGGTGTCGGCACATTTGAAATGGCAGATGCACTTTCTAAATTAGATATCTTCACTTGTCTGGTAAAGACATATAGCGCAGAAGACCTAGCAAAGTTCTTTAACCAATCTGATATAGAGAATACTATACATCGTCAACAGAATGTTGCCATGTCTATTGGCACATCAGATAGTGATTTAGAAAAGTTTAAAAAGGTATACAAACTTACTGATGGTATACTTAAATACTTATGCGTAGATGTAGCAAATGGTTACACAGAGATGTTCAGTAACTTTATATACGATTTGCGTGTAAACTATCCTAATCTAGTTATCATAGCGGGTAATGTTGTGACAGGAGATATGACACAAGAGTTAATCTTAAATGGTGCAGATATTGTTAAATGCGGTATTGGTCCGGGCAGTGTATGTACGACTCGTATACAAACAGGTGTTGGTTATCCTCAACTCTCAGCGGTTATTGAATGTGCCGATGCCGCTCACGGTTTAGGGGGTAATATTATTGCTGATGGTGGATGTGTTTGCTCTGGAGATATGGCTAAAGCTTTTGGTGCTGGTTCAGACTTTGTGATGCTTGGTGGTATGTTAGCTGGACATGATGAAGGTGGTGGAGAAGTAGTAGACAACATGATCAGTTTTTATGGCATGAGTTCAGAGACTGCAAACGACAAGCACTTTGGTGGGCTGAAAGACTATAGAGCCTCAGAAGGTAAAGAGGTTAGTTTACCATACAAAGGGCAAGTCGGAACTACTATACAAGCCATTCTTGGTGGAATAAGATCAGCTTGCACGTATGTTGGAGCCGCTAAGATAAAAGACTTACCTAAGTGTACTACATTCGTTAGAGTGAACAATACTCACAACAGAGTATACGGAGATGGCTGATAAGTTTATCTTTGATGTTGACGGAACCTTAACACCTAGTAGAGGTAAAATAGACAAGAAATTTGGTGTATGGTTTCACAAATTTTGTGAATGGCCTACTCACGATGTGTATCTAGTTACGGGAAGCGATAGACCTAAGACTATAGAACAGATAGGTGAGCCAATATATCACGTATGTAAACGTGTTTATAACTGTTCTGGTTGTGATGTATACGAAGGAGATCGTAATATAAGAAGTAGTTCATGGGTCTTACCTGACATGGCAAGAGACTTTCTTAATCAATGTCTATATGAATCTGATTGGCCTACATTAACGGGGTTGCATATTGAAGAAAGATGTGGTATGATAAACTTCAGTGTTGTAGGACGCAATGCTGATATTACTGATCGTAAAGCATATTATGCGTATGATAAGATATATTCAGAACGAGTTAAGATAGCAAAAGCTTTTAATACTATGTTTCCAGATTTACTTGCTAGTGTTGCTGGCGAAACTGGAATGGATATATCCGCTAAAGGAAATGACAAGTCACAGATCTTGAAAGACTTTGATGATAAAGACAGAATATATTTCTTTGGCGATAAAGTAAATGTTGGTGGAAATGATTTCTTACTGGCTAAAGCATTGGAAGAATATAAGCATGGGATTACACTTCATGTCAGAGATTGGAAAGATACATGGAAAGCACTGAAAGGGTTGTAGGGATAACCTTTAGCACTTTTGATCTACTACACGCAGGGCATATTGCCATGCTAAGAGAAGCAAAGACTAAATGTGATCACCTTATATGTGGTCTACAAGTAAATCCATCTATAGATCGTAAAGACAAGAAAGCACCTGTGCAATCTCTGGTTGAGAGATGGACACAACTACAAGGTGTAAGTTATGTAGATGAAATAATTCCCTATGAAAACGAAAAAGATGTAGAAGACATCTTGCAATTATTCGAGATTCATGTTAGAATAATAGGTGAAGAGTATAAGCATACTACATTCACAGGAAGAAAGATCTGTGCCAAAAGAGGTATAGAGATTCGTTACAATAAGAGAGATCATAGATTCTCATCTAGCGACTTGCGAGAAAGAGTCTATGGTATAGAAGTAGAGAAGGACACTTCAAATGATTGAAGAAGCGGCACTAGAACCCGTAGTTAAACGTAGGGAAAAGAACTTTAAGATAGGGATTATCGGGCATGGGTTTGTCGGTAAGGCAGTGGACTATTGTTTTTCCGCTCAAGGTGTAGAGAAGTTTATAGTTGATCCTAAAGAAAGCGACAGCACACTACAAGACCTTTGTGATTGGGAACCTCAGTGTGTATTCATCTGTCTCCCAACTCCAGCAAAAGATGATGGTGGTGTGGATACTAAAGACATTGATGATGCAGTGATGCGGTTGGTTAACCTAACAGAAGCTTTTATTGTTATCAAGTCAACTGTTCCACCTGATGCTATTGATCGTCTATCTCGTATAGATGGTCGTATTGTATACGAACCTGAGTTTCTACAAGAAAGTAATTCTAAACAGGATATGATAGAAGCACGTTTTAGGGTCTTTGGTGTACATCAACAAGAAGCCGCTCAACATCTAGAAGGATTGTATAACTTTTTTTCTTTGGCAAACCCTGCACAGGTTATTACTATGTCTCCTGTTGAAGCATCCTTCTTTAAGTATACGGTGAATAACTACCTTTCTATGAAGGTAACTTTTATGAATCAACTTAAGAAAGTTATGGATGACTTTGGTGGTAGTTATAACCAGTTGTCACGTGCTCTAATGGTTGATCCTCGTAGGGGGCATAGTCATATGAAGATCCCCGGACCTGATGGTAAAGATGGATTTGGTGGAGCTTGCTTCCCAAAAGACTTATCCGCATTTATAAACTTTGTGGATACTAAGACTGATCAGTCTTCAGAGATATGGAAGACTGTGCAATTACTTAATAATGAAATTAGAAGTGAATACGATTTAAACGACAGAGAAAGAGAACAAAATGTCAACTTCGATAATGGACAAATTGAAACAGAACAGCAAGATAAAGACAACGGAAGTCCTGATTGATTCCAAGTATTTTAACGATAAGGAGATGACTCCTACGGATGTGCCTATGATGAATGTGGCACTATCTGGTGATGTTGATGGGGGGTTGTCATCAGGTCTAACAGTTCTTGCTGGTCCATCAAAGCATTTCAAAACATCCTTTGCTTTAATGATGGCTTCAGCATGGCTAAAAGCAAAACCTGATGCTGTAGTTATCTTTTACGATTCAGAGTTTGGATCACCTCAAGCATACTTTGATCAGTTTGATGTTGATACAAATCGAGTACTACATACTCCTATTACTAATGTAGAAGAGTTGAAGTTTGACCTGATCTCTCAGTTAGAAGCTATGGATGAAAAAGATGATGTTATGATTGTCATCGACTCTATTGGTAATCTAGCATCTAAGAAAGAACTAGAAGATGCAAAGGACGAAAAGTCTGTGGCAGATATGTCTCGTGCCAAAGCTTTTAAAAGTCTCTTCCGTATGGTAACACCATACTTAAGCATGAAGAATATACCTATGATTGCAGTCAATCATACTTACAAAGAAATCGGATTATTCCCTAAAGATATAGTCGGCGGTGGCACTGGTATAACCTATTCAGCCGATACTGTTTGGATTGTTGGAAGGCAACAGGATAAAAAGGGAACTGAAATACAAGGATATCATTTTGTTATTAATGTTGAAAAAAGCAGATTTGTTAAAGAGAAGTCAAAAATACCTATTACTGTGTCTTGGGATGGTGGTGTCAAGCATTACTCTGGGCTTCTCGATTGTGCTCTTGCTGGCGGTTATGTTACTAAGCCTTCCAATGGTTGGTATGCTGTGGTCGATCAGGACACTGGAGAGGTTGGATCTAAAGTACGGCACGATGCCACTCTTGATGAATCCTTCTGGAATCCAATCTTTTCTGGCACAGATTTTAAAGAATTCTTAAAGAAACAGTATCAGATAGGGCATAGGTCTGTGGTTGACATGGATGCTATAGTCGAAGCAGTTGAAGACTGATCCTTGGCCCCACTTTATAGTAGATAACTTTTTTTCAGATAGAGACTTTGAAAATCTGGTAACTGTATCTAAATCAATCTATGAAGATATATTGCCTAAAGAAAAAGTGATCAAAACTATACGCTCACTAGATGACTACTGGTCCAATACTTATGGATCAGTAGCACTAGAGTATCTCCATATACTTAATAGTGAAAAGACTGAATACTATGATAGGTTTCAGTTAGATATACAAGCAGTGCATGATGGTGAGCCTTCTTCAGAGTTTGTTCATGTTGATCGTAAAGACAAACTACTTTCTATTGTAGTTTATGGTTGTCCTGATAACCATGTAGGAACTTTTATAGGCAATACTAAACATAGTCTTAGTCCAGTTGAATGGAAACCTAACAGAGCCTTAATATTCTCAAGAGGTGGGAATACGTGGCATAAGTTTCCAACTACTGGACTTGGACCTAGAGTTACTTTTAATATAAATTTATATACGGATTATTTCAATGAAACAAAATGAAGATTATGAACTAACCCCCGGTGATAATGATCACTGGAATATTAGAATTAAAACAGGAAAATATGTGGAAACTGTTTTTAACTTTGGTGAACTAAGGGTTGCAGAAGATGGCGAGACTATAAAGTTTACATCTACAGTAATATCAGGGGGGCTTGGTGATGATTGGATTGCCCATGAGGATATTGATTGGCATCATACTACTGGAGATATCTTGTATGATATCCTAGAACAACAAGCTGAACGAGTAGAAAAAGACACTGAAGGGGTTGTGTCTCCTAAATGATTATGGTATAATAATAAAATGAGCAATGTAGAACAAGTCATATTACGACACCTATTAATCGATGAACCTTATATGCGTAAGGTTCTTCCCTTTGTGAAACCAGAATACTTTCAAGGGGTCTACAATCAAATATTTAATCAGATTGCGAAGTACGTAGCCAAGTATAATAGGCTACCAACTCAAGAAGCTTTTAAGATTGAGATAGATCTAAGTGAAAAGTTCACAGACGATCAGTATACAGCCGTACTTGAGATACTTCCAAACATATTCGATAAAGAAACTGTCAAGGCAAATGACAAGTGGTTAGAGGACACTACTGAGAGGTGGTGTCAAGATAGAGCAATACATAATGCTATTATGGAGTCCATCTCCATTATTGATGGTAAGCACAGAGATCTTACTAAGAACGCTCTCCCTGATCTATTGACCAAAGCCTTGGCAGTTTCTTTTGATGCGAATATTGGTCACGACTATGTTGACAATGTGTCAGAACGTTATGACTTCTATCATGCTCAAGAAGAGCGGATACCATTTGATCTTGAATATATGAATAAGATTACCAAAGGTGGTCTACCTAACAAAACACTGAATGTGGCACTCGCTGGCACTGGTGTGGGTAAATCATTATTCATGTGTCATGTTGCGGCTAACGCTATGACCCAAGGTAGGAATGTGCTATATATTACAATGGAAATGGCAGAGGAACGTATTGCTGAACGTATAGACGCAAACCTTTTAGACATACCGCTTGATCAGTTAGAGACGTTATCAAAAGAGATGTTAACCGATAAGGTTCACAACATTGCGGGTAAGAATAATGGTAAACTTATTGTTAAGGAATATCC